GATCGTGTTTTTGTATAACCAGCCTCCGGGCTGGTTTACTTCGGAAGCCCCTTTGCATGTACCATGTCGAACCCAATTGTTGATTCGACGAGGAAAGAGGCGCGAGAGATGTTGTCTGGACCATTGCAGTGTGTGCCGTGGCCAGTCAACCCTCAATACTGTGCGACCGCGGCATTCGGGACCGCCGACGAATTTGCCAAGGTCAATGACGATGCCCGTGTGCGGGCGCAGCCTGACGTGCTGATGCGAGCGCTCAGAGCCAAGGTTACCATCAAGCCTGCACACGCAGTTCGGACGGACAGGGCCATCAAGCTGGGGTTCTACACCTCCCCTGGTGGCCAGAAGCCCTCCCCGTTGGCGACGACGTCAACGGAGCCGGCCGCACTGAAACCGAGGGATGGCATCGCGGTGGGTGTGGCATCCGTGCTGCTTCATTCTCTGAGCAGCACGTATCGCAGCGACCCGATGAACCCCGACCCTAACCGTGTATATGACCGTACGGTTGGAGAGTTCGTGAGCGAATACTACACCCACGCGGACGTGGTCAATAAGCTATCGACCACGTTCTTTATGAAAGGGGGCACCCAACATACCCTTGGAAGAGTTCTCAAAGCTCTCCCGGAGCATTCTCGGGACACGAAGGGACTTCTCAAACCGACCACTCGGGATGAGGTCAAGCGTGCCATGCTTGCGTGCGGGTTTGGGGTCATGGCTACGGAATATAATCAGAAGCCGTGGACGATCCTTCATAAGGGGGTCCAGATCCAGAGGAACATGCACTCTGGATTCGGATTTCCGTATAATATGAAAAACCCTGACGTGGTGAACCAGCTGTTTGGGGTACTGAAGGCTCTCTTTGAGCATCCCCAATGGAGCGAGGACCCAGCCAAGGCTTACCAGCATGCACTCGCCTACAACCCCGCGCTGGTTCTTTGCATTGGAAAGGCGAAGGCCGACATGTACTCTGCAGAGAAGATCCGCAACCACGAAGCTAGGTTCTACCTAACGCTCCCTGCCCACCTTGTGTGCATGGTGCAGCAGGTCACGCAACCCTACTCGGACGCGAAGGCAACCATAAATGACGTGTTCATGAGGGTGGGCCTCACGCCCACGGAGCGGTATGACATGGCTCGCAAGCTGCACTCGGCGCAAAAGGTGGGTATGGTAGGCTCCACTCCGACATTCATGGCGTGGTGCATGGAGGTCCAGCTAGCTGAAGACGGGTATGCGTACATGCACTGCGGTGATGACACGCTAATCAGTGTGTGGATGCACGATCCTACCAAGCTGCATGATGACGTCGATGCACCTCCTGCTGAGGGCGCCTTTCAGCTCCTTTGCATGGGCCTTGACATGTCGAACTTCGACCTGACTCAGGATCCCCATGTGTGGCACAAGATTGATGACTGCATCCAGGAGGACATGAGGAGGATCGAGCCCAAGATGGCAGACCTCTGGGGA